TACTGCTTTTACGAAGTCAAATACTGCATCCCTCGGTGGAACAAATAGCACATTTTCTTCAACAAATTTTCTAAAAATCTCGTCCTCGGTCATATATAAATCTCCTCTTCATTATCACAAATTAAAACATATCTCCATATAAACCCATTACCACCATTATGCCTACATACACTTTATTATTCGGAAATTTATGAACATAAACAACATACATAATAGTCACTCCTTAAAATATAAAAACGTCATTGGAGTATGTGGTGCTGGCACATACTTTTAGACCAATGACGTAATTATCAATTTAAGTATTTTGTAAGCCAGCACTCTTACGAGAACTATTATATCACTTATTTTCGTGTTTATCAATATAATCTTTGTACCGCTTTATCTTATCTATCTCTAACAGACACCGCCCATATGAATACTCACATATCTCCATCAGTATATCAATGTTTCTGTCTGATAGGTCTATCTCACGTTTTATGTAAACCTTCAAATTTTCGCTTTTAAGCAGTTTGAAGTCTACTATTGACGAATTATACGTCTTAATAAATTTAAGTCGCTTATCGAGCGTTGTGAGCGTTAATATGAGCATATCTGACTTTAGTTTAGCTATAACTTCAGCAACCTTATCACTCTGCATGAAATCTTTATCATCACGCACCAAATATAAATGATTTTCAGAGAACAAGGATTTTGTTCCTAATGATTGAACTATGTCTGCTACTGCATCTATATACTGCACTTTGAGATTCATCACTTTAGCTATTTGCTGGATGTAGATTTTCTGAACCATATACTCTTCACCAGTAAATATCATAAAGTGTGGTATCTCTTTTGACTTAATAAGATTCTTCAAATCAATTACTTCCATTACTCACCCCTAAGTATTTTTCGTATATCAAGAATCCACATATCAAACACATTCCTCTTATTGATGCCCCGTGTACGGTCTATCATTTGAATACACTCTTTTGTTGTTTTAACAACATCGGCTACAGTATGTAACTCATCCGGGTCTATATGGTCAACAGTCTTTATATAGTTTGCGCTGTGTGCAATAACAGCTTTCCAGAATAGTCTTAAATCAAACTTATTCTCATCTGCATTGGTAAAGGCTATACTATCCGCTATCTTCATAACATTGGCAATACTAACCTCTGCTATATTATCCATAACTTTATTAACAAACTCATGCAAATCCTCTGCACCAATCTTATAAAGCAAATCTATCTCTCCCGGAACTTCACATACATCAAGAGCAATCTGCTTAAAGACTTCACCCTCTTTGTATCTATCAATGTATTGTACTAACTCATCATATGTGTATATGCCCATTCTGAATATGTATGCTCTACTTCGTATAGTTTCCAGTACATTATTGATATTATTAACTGTAAGGATAAAGTATATATTTGACGGTGGCTCTTCTGTTATCTTCAACAATGCGTTCTGTGCTGACATTGACATATTATCTGCATCAGCAAAAGCGTATATCATATCTCCACCACCTTTATATGCTTTTGAGATTGCAAGTCGCACATCATCTACTGTATTCTGCATCCACATTAAAACGCTATCTTCCATTACATCGTGAATATGTCTAACCAATGTCTTTTTTCCACTACCGACAGCACCCTCGATAATACAGAAATGTGGAAACTTGTTTGCTTTAACCAAATCATCAATTTGGCTTGTCAACTGGTTTTGTCCAATCATTTAATCACCTCTTCCATCATAATCAGCATTGATACTTCAATCATACTTTTGGGATTACTGTCGTATTTGATTCTATCAATCAGCTTTACCATAGGTGCTAACATGGCATCTACCACTTCATACCAACTATCCTCAAATTCATTCAGCCACTCTTCTTCTGTCTGTGGTATATTGATATAATCAAATGACCGTGTAATGTCATACTTGCATACATCAAGCAGGAAATTCATATAGTCACGCATAAACATCTTTAAGTCTTTGCCATCTGCATGAATCTTCTCTATAATCTCAATACACTCTTGTCTATCATGTGAGATAACTGCTTCTGTAAGTTTCTCCATAACCTTATAATCTACTGTACCGAGAACTTTAATAATATTGGCAACTGTCAACTCTTCTGAGTATGCGAGACACTTATCCATCAATGTGATTGCGTCACGCATACCACCCTCAGCTATTTTGGCAAGATATTCAAGTGCTTCAAGTCTGACAAGACCATCTTCTCCTGTGACTTCTCTATCACAGATATATCGCAATCTGTTTACAATTCCTTGCTGACTGATACGCTTAAAATCATATCTCTGTACTCTGCTGAGTATTGTCTTAGGTATCTTCTCTGGATTAGTAGTACAGAATATGAATATACTTTTTGCAGGAGGCTCTTCAAGCAATTTCAGAAATGCTTGCCATGCGGTATTGCTAAGTGCATGGCACTCGTCTATAATGAACACCTTGTATTCACTATCAAGAGATTTAAGTTTAGCTTGCTGAATGATATTTCTCACATCATCTACACCGCTATTACTTGCGGCATCTAACTCAATCGACTGACCTTTATGCTCATTGATTTCATTTGCAAATATTCTTGCACACGTTGTTTTACCAGTCCCCGCACCACCAACAAACAAATATGCGTGTTGAATCTCTTTACTCTTTAACTGCTGTTGTAATATAACTTTTGTGCTATCCTGTTCGGTTACATCGCCCCACGACTGGGGGCGATATTTAACCGCTAATGATTGTCTCATAATTCTCCTCTCATCTTCTGTACTGCAATCGTATTGTCTTTACCGTTAAACTCCACATACTTATACTTCGTGAAGTTGGTAGTCTCATCGTACCGATTCTTGCCGGAACAATCAATAGATTCAATCAAATGACCATGCTTTCTATACCAATGAATGATAGCGGCTAATCTCTCAGCACCGAACAGGTCATACGCCTGTTTACTTGTCATAGTTTCATGCTCTTTGAGGTACTGCAATACCTCACTCTTCTGTGTTTTCTTTTCCATCTTCATTCTCCTCCTTTATCTTATCATCACGCTCAATAAAGAACGCATCTTTTACCTCATCATCCTGCAAATCTACCAGCCTACCATCATCATAATGCAAATAATTGCAGTTAAAAGTATAATCATCATTATGATTATACAAAGTCATTAAACTAATGCCTATATGAGTCTCTTTTACAATATCAGCCAGTTCACTGATAATGTTCTGTAACTTAAAACCTAAATCCTTTTTTCTCTCATCTGTCATAACTAATTCCTCCTCTTCCTCTCACAAATCCGGCATCGTGTGTAAAGTCATTTTTTGCTTTAGATTTATCCCGTTTACCCTCTACAAATAAGCTACATTCTGGACCATCACCTCTTGTATCTATGGTCTTTCTTGCACCGTTTGGCTTTAATGCACTTAACTTTGCTATTACAGAGTAATAGCAAGCTATATTCTCCACTTCACGCTCTGTTAGTTTATCAAAATCGTCACTATATTTTTCAGCCGGAAGATTACCTAAGTATGTATGATACTTACACTTCCAACACAATGACTTGTCTCTCATATCTGTCCCTCCTTTAATAGTTTGAATGTTCTTTCATCGACTATATAATAACGCTCACCATTATCACCAAAATCAAACACAAGTGCGTTATAATCTTTACCCATGCTGAACGCTTCTTCCTTATTCTTCTTTAACCAGTCTCGCTTTATGGAGAATGACTGCTTTTCAGAAGTCGCTGTCTTACATTCGATGAGCCAATTATCTGTAGCTACATCCCCCTTTGAGAAATCGGTTGCACCACTATTGGCGGTTTGTTTACCACCAATAGCTTTTGCAACTGCTTTCTCCTGACGATTGCTATACCACCTTGTAGGTCTTTTCATTCTTCTTTACTCCATCTACCAAATCTTTCAGCCTACCATTTGCAAGATTCAACTGACTACGAATGGCATTAGTTGAATCACATATCTTATTAGTGTTCTCTTTGGTTATAATGCTATTCTGTACCAACTGTCCAAGCGCATTTTCAATACGATTCTGCTTCGTATTAAGTGCCCTAATCTCTACCAGTAAATCTTTCATAGTAGCACTGTACTCTTTCTGCATTTCATACATTGTGTTCATCCCCACTATCAAAGTTTCAAGATGAGGAATTGTAACCTCTGTATTATTAGATGCAGTAGCTACATCTTCTTTAGGAGCAACTTTCACAACCGCATCGTCATAGTTAATTCCTAAGAACTCACACAACTTCTTCAAATTCTCCCTCTCAAAAGTACCTCTTGAAAGTGCTTGACTAATATACGCTGAATTTTTACCGAGTACCATTACTGATAATCTATCCTGTGGAATACCACTCTTCTTAATAGCACTCCAAATCACATCTGCATTAGGCACTACAAACTTACCATCTGACGCTCTCATAATTAAACCCTCGCTTTCTCAATCTTTGTTATTCTGTACTCACAATCTACTCCTAAACCATAGATACGTTTACACCCTGCTACTGAAGAAACGATACATTCTTGCTTCTTCCACTCCCAGTTACTCATAGCGTCTGCATACTCAAATTCGATATGCAACATTTCATGTGACATTTATACCTCCTTTCTGCTTGTGATTGCCGACTTAATCACCCAGCCCTCCCAAGCTATATTGACCAACTCTTCTTTGATATTTTCGATATCGTCAATCTCTCTGGCGATACCGAGTTTACCTAAACAGATAGGACCTATACCATAATATCTACTGACTGGGTTTGTCAACTCTTTACCACAGCAAGCACAAGTTATGGTTTCCTGTGCAAACCCGTGTAGTTTCATATATACCATGCCGCGGGTTTCTTTCTCAACCGTTCCCCTCATTATTCTCATCGGCATCGGGTTATTATTATTCCACTTTGCCATGAAGTCAAACTCCGGGGTAGCTTTCTTAGTCATATACTGTTTCACAGTCACTTCATATTCTGTTGTATCTTCTGAACGCTCTATCGTCTGTTTTACGGGGTTTTCTTTAGCTGACCGCAAAACTATATGTATATCACCCGAAACGCTCTTAAATCGCTTTATAGCGTCTTGTACTGAATCATATTCAGTACCGTCTACTTCTACTTTACCTTTCCAATTCTTAATGAGATTCAGCATCTTCATCTTCCTTTCTGACAAATTCAATATTGTCACTACCGCATACAGGACAATGATATGTTTCTTCATACGTCACCCTGTCAATCTTTCTATCTGCTCTCTTAAATGTGCTAAGACAATCAGCACAAATAAACATTTTTATCACTCCTTTCTTCAATTACTATCAGCTATCATCTTCTGACATTAAACATTATACTACAATGTTTATACTATGTCAACACAAAAATTAAAAAAAAGAACGCACAGATTTTTGGTCTGTACGTCCTCTCTTTAAGGGGGTATCAATTATGGGTAAAAACAAGACACCTATAATATATCACTCTTCTTCTGTTGCGTCAAGTTCTTCATCTTTTTCCATACAACAATCTATTAACTCTTCTACTGCCCGCAAAATATCTTCATCATCTAATGCTTTAACAACATTATTCTGCCCTTGTAACTTATCCTTAATAATCTCACCAGTATTGATATTAACGATTGTAAACCATGCTCCAGCTTTCTCAATAATGTCATACTTAATAGCAACTTCGATTAAGTCTGAAATGTAATCAATGCCATTATTGTATTTAAGCGTATAAAATCCTACTCGTCTTGTCGGTGGGCAAGTCTTATTCTTCTTCATCAACACATTTACAATATTACCAGCTGGATTCTCTGCACCCCTTGTCAGCTTATTATTTTTCTCATCAATGTAATTGCCTAACCTAAATTCAAAACGTGCAATTACATTATGTTTCCATGCTCTACCGCCAGTTGTAGTTGTACCACCGTAAGGACTGTTCATATCGTCTCGCATTTGATTGATACCAATAAGAGTACATTTATGACGTTGACACAAGCCTTCTGCTTTTTTGCTGAATTGCGTTAATGCCATTGAGATACCGCCATAGGTCTTATCAGCAACTTCTTTCTCCATAGCTTGATTTGATACCATGACGCCTAAACTATCAATGACTACAAGACCTACTTCACCAGTATCTATTGAATCAAGAATAAGCTGGAATATCTCTTCTGCACCTTGACTTGTTGGGTTCACAATAATCATATCTCCCAATGACACGCCAAGTTTTGTAGCCCATACTGCGTCTAATGAGTTTTCGCAATCCACCCACAATACTTTACGGTTATCATCTGAGTGCTGATAATTAGCCACTACATCAAGTGCTGTTGTAGTCTTACCGCCATGTTCTTCTCCATAGAACTCAATTAACTTTCCCTTTGGCAAACCACCAAATGTCATATAATTAAGTCGAGGACTGGTAAATGGTATTCTCTCATAGTCATACTCTGGCAAACCCTTATGCACCAAATCTTCCTTAAACTTTTTGTTAAAGTCTTTCATTACATCTGCTAAACTCATACTAACCTCTCCTCTCAAATAAATCTACATGACTGTGCATACAATCACGACATGGAAGTGTGCCTTCTTCATAACTTGCATAAGCACAGTCACTACAACACCCACCTGGAATTGGTGCGTTATATTTTGGTTTCATATTTGTTGCGGAAATTCCCTCTAATTCAAGGTACTTATTCAGATACCACTGAGCTTTCTGAATATCCTCTGTTCCGTTCTTTCTATCTGTACGATACAGATATTTGAACGCATTACATAAACAAAAATTCTTTAATGCTTCTTTACCGAACACCTCTTCCATTACATCTATACACTCAAACTTCCCTGTACAATAATGTGATGGGTTATTTACGTTATCCATGTGATTCTCCTTTCTGCTCTCTTTTATGAATCCACTCATGACATTTATGACATAACGCCATTAAGTTTGAATCTTCATGTGTACCACCTCTGCTTATAGGTACAATATGATGCACTTCTGTAGCTTTTGATACATTCATGTGCATAAGACATAGTTCACAGTTCTTATGTGTGGCTATATACTTATCCCGCTTTCGTTTCCACGAATTACCATATTTGCGTGTGTCAGTCATTTATAATCTCCTTTAAGTATGGCAAATCATTCAACATAGTTTCGCAGAATGTTCTCCACTCATCTAACTTATGGTCACTACGATACTGGAGCATATTGACGATATTCTCATAATTACAAGTGATTGTACGCTTTTGATTATAAGATGATGGAAGTAATTGAATCATCTGCCACCACATTCGCTTATCTGATTTGTCTTTCAAGAAATCCTGTCTGTAACTATTCAGTACCGCTATGGTCTTTAATAAACAATCCTCTGAATAAGCTGTTAACTGCTCATGGCTAAAATCATCAAGTGTAAATTCCTTGCTATGTATCTTGTGCATAGTGCTACAGGAATTAGTTGTTACACCCACACGGTACTGATCCATTTCCTTCCACCAGTACAAAGGTGCAGTGATATCCATACTGACCATTATCTGTCTGAGATATTTTCTATGTGGGTGTCCTGCTTTATACAATCTACGCATAAGGTCTAAATCATTTGCACCAAGTATGAATTGACCCTCTATTACACCGTGAATTGTACCAACATCCAGCTTAGTTGCAATTCTACTGTCACTCTTATCCCAACTATTCATAGGGTTGCGAAGTCCTCGGATTGCTCCTTCAAAATTAAATACTGTAATATGTTCCACTCTTATCATACTTCTTCACCTCAAATCTTCCATATTGATTACCAATAAATTTTTGCAAACCGTTTTCAAATGAATGTAATGTGTTGTCACTATAAGTACACCACTCTAAATTCTCCACTCTATTATCATTTTTAATACCATTCTTATGATTAACACACGGTAAATCATTTGGATTTGGAATAAAACACTTTGCTATGACTCTGTGTGACTGCTCTGTACTATTATCACCCGTGTTTATCCATAAATACTCATTGTTATCTGTTCTTTGTTTCATCATTTTACAATTACGGATGGTAATAAACTGCCCTGTTGAAAAAACTAATATACCTTTATACAATACAGCATTATCTAACTTTAAGTTATTGACTTTACAACATTCTTTTATCTTGCGGATTTTTCTATAACTTAATTCCAAAATAGCGTCAAATTCTGTTGCAACTGTTATATAAGGCTTTGAATGTAACTCATATCCATATTTGTTCTTATGATAACCTTTGTTTTGATAATGGTTGAATAGATATTTTAACAACTCTAATTCCATACCACGAATAGTGTGTTCAAATCCGTATGTTTCAATCTTCTCTATCTTTATCCTACTTATCCTCCTTATATGACATATTATGTCTATAACCTTGTTGTATCTCTGCATCCCTTATAGTTTCTATGGACTTGATTAAACATTTACATTTCTGACACTTTCTAACTCTGAATATGGTTACTCTGCTACTGCCAGGAGATTTAGTAGAATCTACAACAACCAGTTTACCACCGCAGTCTTTATGTATCATTCGTCTATCTCCATTCGTACTATCTCTTCACATTGACTGTAATCCTCATGCGATCTACGAATATTATAACTGACCTCTTCTGCAAATCTCAGCAACAAATCAATGGTTTCTTCCGGCATTTGTTTTAACTCATATTGTGGGAATGTCCATGCAACCATGCAGAACGGATTATAGTTTCGCACTTTATCTGACACTTTTCTATCTAATGCTTTTGCTAACATTTCCAACTTGTGTTTCCTGTCGTTTTTCATAAATAGCTTGCAGTTATCTGTATTCTCGGTATATAAATTCCTACCTAATGCACATCTACTCCCAGACCACCCAGTACCAAAATCCGGTCTACAATAGTAACACTTACAACAATCACTCATGTTTCCACCTCCATCTTTGCACCACAGTCCGGGCAGAAATTACTCTTGAAATCCTCTGAAATAATGTTATAACCACACTCCGAACACATAAGAGTATCCACCATAGGATTTACACAAATCCACTTTCCCAGCTTTCTCTCTGGCTCGACAGATGGCACTCTCTTGATTGCTTCAATAATGCTTTCTCCAATAGGTGTTCGACTTCCCCATTCGTTAAACATATCCCATGAGCAATCTGTTTCTATGGTATCTATAACCGCTTGCCTACTTACTAAATCTGTTTCCAACGGATGAATCAAATTCTGGACTGCGTCAACGAGATTTTCATAGGCATACCTTCCATCAAATGCACCGCTTTCAAATGCGGTATCAATGAGATTTAAGACTTCTTCTCTGCTGATTAAATCATCATTCATCCGGCTCTACCTCGCACATTTCCGCCCCGCAATGAGGGCAATACTCGCTATATGATTCCTGTTTGTAGACGGAGTATAATGCACTTTTTCCACATACAGAGCAATACAGTTCTCCGTCATGATGTATGGTTCTTCGCCTTGTCCAATAGCCAGTTCGTCTATCTATCTGAATGGCTTTCAACTTATAAAGAGTTTCTATGGCGTTTGAAAGAGCAATATCGTTTTCATCATTTCCACACTTTTTATTTGACAGAGCAACTACCGCTTCTCTTAAACAAATATACTTATCAACAGGCGTGTATCTAATAACTCCTATCATCCGTTCACCTCCAAATCAATACCTTTCAGTGCTTCGAGCGTCCCTTCGTAATGCTCAATCGCCTTGTCTATGTCGATTGGATCGCCGTCTAACTTGCTTTCTGTCTTATCTGCTTCTATGATTGTTGGAGCATCATATAACTCATTTTCGGTAACACATAATTCATTCCAATTATGCCCATCTTCTAAACATCTTGCTATGGCATGAGTATATTCAATAGCATCAGCATCAATCAATCTTCCGTGTCCCTTTGGAAGTGGTGTACCGTTCTTTATGGCTGAATACATTCTTGATGTAAGACTATTAAATACATCAGGAATGTCCTGTATTCGCTTATAATCTTCATCATCTATATCAATTACTATCTTCATACTTCCTCGCTTTCTTCTCTGTATGGTTCGGGCAAGGGCATCCATGCTACAACAGTTTCGTCATCAAAAACACACCAGCCACTATCTATAAAATCACAAAAATTTATATACTCATCAATAACATTGTCTGTATCAATATCATGAGTTTGAACAGTACACAGATACTCGCCATCTTCTTCTGGCAACCTCTCACTTACAGGAATCCACCTCTTCTCAAGGTCTTTGATAGCCATTTCAAGACATTCTATCTCGTCTTTCATTGTCTGCGTATCATCCCATCTTCTTCGCACTTCTAAAAGTGATGTAAGACTATTAAATACATCAGGAATGTCCTGTATTCGCTTA